AAGAACTTACTACCAAAATTCTTAAGCTTCTTATTAAACTTTTTAGACTTCTCTATCTTATCTTCAGGTGCTTTAAGCATTGATCCTTTTGGAGTAAATCCAAAGGCCTTTGAAGCAGTCTCTTTCATGCGGCTAAAGATCATACTCATGAAGTCTGTTTTCTTTTCTACTTCTGGCTCTGCCTTAAGAGATTCTGGTTTTTTAGCAGCGTTTCTATCATCAACTCTTGCATTGAATGCAACTGCTCCGTCTGTCATAAGTCGTTTAAGACCTTCTTGGTCCGTAGTATTTCTAACATTATCTCGAAAAGCTTTTTGTGCTTCGCTCTGCTCGCGTAGCCCCATATCACGTCCAACAGTATAATACTCCTGCGCTTGTTCTTTTGTCAGTATTACGCGATCTGTATTCATTACTCCATTGTCGCTCGTAACTGTCTCGATTTCCGAAGCACCTCCAGTGATAAAGGTATCTTCATATTTTTGGGCCATCGCGTCTCGCTCGGACAGTGGTTTTTCTTCAGGTGTTTCAGATGATAATACTGGTGTCATCCCTTTGGCTCCATCTATCTTCTCTTCTTTAGGTTCACCATCTCCGCTCAAGACTTTCATGAAAGCCTCAGCAGGTGAATCTCCACCTGGCATAATTGCTTTAACTGCAGCAATACCAGCTTTACCAAGTTTTCCAATAAATCCAAGGATTGTTCCGACTAGTCCCATCACTCCGTCTATAACAGCTTTAACTACATCTATAATAGTCGACTGGATTTTTTGTAGCATAGTAAAGGGAAGCATAACGATACCTAACATCATTGTACCAATTGCCTTTATCTTATCTCCGATTCCACCTGATCCTTCTTCACCTTCAGCTGCAGGAGCACCTTCTTCACCTTCACTTCGTTTTGCCTTTAACGCTTTTATTTTTTCTGTCTGGGCTTTAAATCCAAGTGGATCCTTCCATTTCTCTTTAATCTTATTAAACTTCTCCATCTTATCTTCAGGAGCTTTTCCTGATACAGATGACATCATTCTGGCTTCAAATTCTTCTGTAGTTTCTTTCTTCTTTGGTTGAGAAGGAGGCATAATAGCCTCAACTGGTTCAACCGCTTTGGCATCAACCTTATCTTTTATAACAGCAGCATTTTCTTTCTCTTCTTCTTCCTTGTCCTTTGCTCCACCCATGACTCGAAGGAATGCTTCTTTTGGTGACTCTCCACCCGGCATTGCTGCCTTGAGTGCCGCCCAAGATGCTTTTCCAATTAGCTTAACAAAGTCGAGTGCTCCTGTAAAAGCTGCACCTATTGATTCAACCATTGATGTAAAGAACGACTTCACCTTATCTATCAGCATCATTGGTAAGCCAACAAACATAAACTTGACTGCATCAAACACCATTCCAAATGCTGCGATCGGTAGATCCCAAAGGATAGACTTTAACACTTTGAATATCCCTTTGATTAACATCGTCGGCAGCGTAATATACATGAACTTCACTGCTTTGAGTATAAGTCCAAACGCTATCATCGGTAAATCCCAAAAGATAAACTTCAGTGCCTCACCGATAAATTTGATAAGAGCAATAGGCAACGTAATATATACGAATTTTAAATATGCGAATATCGCCTTGAGTGCCAGCTTTACTGCACCGATTACTCCTTTAACAATTCCGGCTAGTAGGCCAACTATAATTCCTCCAATACCTTTAATTGCTCCAAACACGAACTTAACAATACCGTCGAGCGCTTGTCCAATACCCTTTTTAATCCTATCCATATCGAGAGTGAAGAGACCAGCTATCACATTGAATGCACCTCTAAAGAACTGCACAAATCCATCAACGAAATCAGCAAAGCCACTCTTAATTCCTTCACCGATCTTTTTAAATCCGAGTAGTTTAAAGATACCTCCGATCATACTTCCGACCATCTTCACTAGACCACCAATCAGAGCATTGAATACTCCAATGATTCCTTCACGGAGCATTCCTATAATACCGTCTTCTTTAAATCCCTTCATTGCTCCTTTAATCCCACCGATAAGACCGGTTATAATAGATATGGCAATAGCAATAACTGGTACAAATTTAGCTAATCCCTTTCCTATATTAAAAGCCATACTAGCATAATTTAGAATAGACTTGACAAAGTTGCCTATAGTACCTCCGCTTTTAGATAACGCGGTTAGAGCTTTACCAACCCCGCTAAGTCTTTTTACGAAAAATCCGAAGAATTTGCCAATATAACCTTTTCTGGAAAACAAAATTCGAGTCTTGCGGATTAGTCTATTAAGATTACTTCCAGTTTTTCCAAATATGAATTTCAGTGATTCGAATCCCTCTAAAAATCTATTAAGAGGTTCAATAAGACCTGTAACCAGACTAGTAGAGATACCAGCAGCAACACCTGCTAGTAAAGCAGGAATACCCATGAGAAGCATTTTAACTAAACCTAAAATACCTTCACCGCGCATGGAATCGAAACCCTCTTTGAAACTTTTTGCGAGTGATGATTGGCCTTCTTCGATACCTTTGAGAGCCGCGTTGCCTTCTTTAGCTATTTTTAAAGCTTCTCTTTTATCTTCAATAGTCTGTAGCTTATCACCTTTTAATAGTGCTATCTGTTCTTCAATAGCTTCTTTCTGTTCTTTAGATGTTGACTTACTAGTAGCATTTAAATTCTTCTCAAGTTCTTTTACTTCAGCTTTAATTTGAAGATCGACCTCAGCCATTTCACCTTGCGCAACGATTGAGTCGAAAGCAGACATAGTCTTAGATGTAGGAACTTGCGCATCACCAATTTTGTATAGAGCGTTATTTGTTTGCTCCGCTTTTTCTAATATGCTTTTCTGATCCTCATTGGATATCGATTGCATTTTATCACTTTTCAGTAAAGCTATCTGTTCTTCAACACGAGTAACATCCTCGGAACTTAGGCTCTCGGTTGCAGAGAGTAAATTCTCCTCAAGATCCGCTATGATACGATTAATATCAAGTTGCTTTTGAGCCATTTCACCTTGCGCAACGATAGAGTCAAACGCAGTCGATTGTCTATCAGTTTCAATCGGACTCGGTGCACGATCTGAATCAGCAGCAGAGATAGACGGAGCTATACTATTTATAGCATCAACAATATCTTTATTAGAATCTTCGGCTACCTCCTTAGGTTTCAGAACTTCAGTTAAGGTCGCCTTTAGCTCGTCGAATTTCTTCGCGAGCATTTCTTTATCTGCTTTAACTGCGTCAATAATTTCTTTAGGTAGAGCCATAGTACTATTTATGCATTTTGCTTGCGAATTCTTTCGTTTTCTTCCTTAATATGCTCCTGTAGAAGAGAAACATAAATCTGCCTTTCCCACGGGAGCATATTATCTAACTCGGTTAGACTATAATTATGATGCTGCATCATAGCAAAATTAGTATTATAATGATTTGCCAGTGAATCATGAGAAAGGCCTACGAGAAAAAAGATTCAATTCCTTCTATAACGTGTTCATTTTCTGTCTCACAGTGCGGGCATTTAAACGAGCACGTATGTGAAAGCTTTGGTACATTCTGAATAAACTCCTGAATTTTTTCAAGATGTTTATGAGAAAGGCCGTCAATAAATTCAATCAATTCTTTTTCTGTATGCTCAGATGCCGGATATACGTTATCAGCATCATAGATAGATTCAATAGAATAAATCAATGTTTGATTAAAAGATTTTTCAGTGTTCTTTGTGTCGATCTTCTCGGCTTCGGTGAGGCTAATGCTCTTTAAAATTATACCAATATCATCAGTGATCTTAATGTTGTTATCGAGTTTTTCTCCTTCAACTACTTCGATCTCTCTAATGTTAACGACATTTTTTGTATATTCATCGCAATTAGAGCATTTAATATTAATCGTAGTAGTTTCTCCAACGCTTGTTGCTCTTAACTGGAGAAAGATATATTCTAGGTCTGTCGCGGTCAGTGTACTCGTATCAAGCTTATTGAATGAACAAGCTGAAATGATATCTTTAATGACCTTTAAGATCTTCTTACTATCTTTGGATTCTTGCACAATCATTAGAACTTTCTCTTCCTTTACAAGGAATGGTCTAAAATCAACTGTGCGGTTTTGTGAAGGCACTTTAATTGGGTGCGTTTCGTTATTTAGTACTGGTAATGCCATATTATTTTATTTGTTATTCAATCAGGTGTTATGCGAAATTAGGATTATTCCTAGGTGAATCTGTTGCTCCGAGATTTTGTATAGGTGCTGCTGGTTGAGGAACTATAAGTTCTTCAAAATCTTCATATGTAAATGTTACTGATAGTTGCTGTATTGAGGCTTTATCGGAATCAAGAGTTTGTGCTGTTACTGTAATAGGGAATGCGTTGATAAGTTTCAATGCGTATATAGTTTGGTCTTGTATATCTTGTTGGTATATAGCAACATCTCTTTTATATGTGCTTGCATAGTTTAATTTATACGTATCACGATCGAGTATTAAATTTGTCCATTTACTAAAAATGTCTTTAATGAAAAAATCATTTGTCAAATTAAACTTGAATTCCACATCTTCATTTATATATGAATTAGCTACCTTCATGCTCTGTCTGTAGTACGAATGATCAGCTGTGCCGATCTGTCTACCTGGCATGGTGGTTGAATCACACAGTATTGATAGATCGCGAATGTCGAGCGAAGAGTTGAATGCTTCAACGGGTGGGAACATGACTATTTTAAAACGGTTTGTTCTAGCTAGCCCGTTTCTACCAGATACTGTTGCCTTTAGATCGTCAATATTCATTAGATTATAGATTTAGAATTCTTCCAGACATTTGCTTTACTGCTCTTAGTGAATTGCTCAGTTGGTAAAAAGATAGCAACTTCCCATTCACTTGCTGGAACTTCAGTGATTTGTGATTTGATGTTTGATGTTAGATAGTGTTTAAAGCATGGTTCAAATTCTTTCAACTTAGATGCAGCCTTTAACATATCATAAGATAAACGTAAGCGTGTAGTCTTATCATATTTCTTATTGTTAGTAAACTCAAGCAGTCTATCAAAGAAAGCGGCACGCAAGATTGGATCTAAGTAATGTAGATTCAATCCGTAAAACCCACCTGGCGCTTTATCAACCATAAGGATAAGAGGAAATCTATCGTAGAATGGTAAAGTCTTTTTGTGCTTCGGATCATAAAAGTACATGAACATTCTTCCAACGAGAGGAGTGTTTGCCTTTTGTAGAGCAGAATCTTTTAGAATCTTAGATCGACTGATATCTGTCATGTATATCAGTTTCTCACGAAACCACTTCATTGACTTCTTAGTATTATTTTTAATACCAGCAGCTGAAGCTTCTTTTTTAACTTGATCAAAATATGATACGGCCATAGCTCTATTTATACTATTTAGTAAGCAACTTTATGCCTAACGATTTGAATGTATCTTCTGTCCAAATTACAAACTCCCATCCTCTGTCAGCTGCATATGATTGTGCTGTCTCCCACTTTGAGGTATTTTTAACGTATGTCATAACTTCAGTGATGTATCTTTTAGTCTTTCTGCTAGGTTCTTTAGGAGCTTGAGTTTGTTTTTTTGGTTTTATCTCAATCAGAAATGTTTTTTCCTTTGTCACCATTTTTATGTCCATAAAATATCTGTGGATTTTATTATCTGTCTTACACCGATATGGTATAACAGTTTCTTCTGATTGCCATTTGATTACGCTGGGATTATTATCCATCCATCTAAAAGCCTGTCTCTCCCAAAGAGATCTAAACACTACTTTAGTTGGATCGCCATCGTATTTAGCGGGATTCTTTACTGTATATCTTCCTCGGTATGCCATATCTTTTGTTATAAATAGAAATATAAATAAGTATTTATCTAATTATGGGAGAGAACATATACAACACAGGTAGCGGATTAAAGTCAAGCAGCGGCAAAAGTACTAAAGCGGCTGGAGCTTCCTCTTCGATTCTGATATACCCGCCTGAAATTAGAGGCGACATTGAACGACCGTGTGTACTATTTACTGCGCACGAAAGATTTTTCGGAGGTGGTGTAAAACAACATCACGTATGGTTTCCTGCTCCTGGAGGTATTGCATTCAGCGACAATGCAGCCTACGGCTCTACTGATCTTGGAAACTCCGGTGCTGCTGCGATGAAGGTACTCGACGGAAAACAAGGACTAAATAGTATAGCTGGTCAAATTAAATCTTTAAATAAACAGCAGCTCGTAGCGTTGGCTAAAGAATCTGTGCCTGTTCCACAGAAATACAAGGATGTTGGTGCACTTGCAACACAGCAAGTATCTAATCCAAACACAAACACCACATTTACTGCAAATGGCGTTCGTAACCATTCAATGGATTTTACAATGATCGCAAGATCAGAATCTGAATCAGAACTAATTCGTCAAATACATTCTAAGTTTAGACACTTTACATATGCATCAAATGGAGGCGACGGAAATAATATCACGTTGGCCTATCCTCCTGTTTGGACTATTAAATTTATGAACATGGATTCTGGTACAGAGAATAAATTTATTCCACGTATATATTCATGCTATTTAACAGGAGTTAATTGTACAATAAACTCGACCAGCAATATGTACTTCAAAGATAACGCACCGCTTGAGGTTCAGCTTGCATTAACCTTTACAGAGACTCGTGCACTCAATCGAGCAGATATCGAACAGATGGAAAGAGATCAACTTGGAGATCGTGGTATCGATGAGAACGGTCAGCCTTCTGCAACCAGCGCCCCAGCTCATCCAACTCCATCTCCTGTCAAGCCTATAAAGCCTGTAAAGAAAAAAGGCTTCTTCGAAGATTTACTAACATAGCTTATGTCGTTCTTTTCACAATTTCCCAGAATTAACTATGATATCAACAATGACGGTATAAAAACCGAATTGGTCGATATGTTCCGCCATGTTGATGTAAGAGATCCACTGATTGATTCTATTTCAACATATAGATTCTACGAGATTAATGACGGTGAACGTCCTGATATCGTGTCAAATCGATTATACGGCACTCCTGATTATTATTGGACGTTCTTCGCTGCAAATGATTTTCTGAAAGACGGACTAAATGTCTGGCCAAAATCATCTCAGCAGTTTGAGTCGATGTTGGAACAAGACTATGCAGATTATTCAGTATTAGTTTTTATTCCTCGGCAATATCCAGTTGCGCGTAAATATGATTCTGATTTTGAGATGGTAAATTATTTTGGTGGATTTGAACTCGAAAATGAAAATGTTCGGATAACTGCAAAGAAGACGCCTGGAGCTTCTGCAAAAATTGTAAAGTTTGATGATAGTAGATTTCAGTTGTGGGTACATGATATCGAAATGATGAATAGGTTTAAAAATGAATCAGAGTGGAAGATAGAGTATATTGAAAATCCACATGAAAATGATAACTCGCAAGAGTGGACTAAATTTCAATCAGATAGAAAGGAATGGCTTAAGCGCGGGCTTGAATGGATTAAATTTAATTACACCACAGTATATCGTTCATTCGATGATTCGCTTACTGGTACAGATTTAATTCAAGGATCTGATGCATATTACGAACATTTTTATAAGTATTTTTTAAATAAATTAATTTTTACTTCTCATCACTTTTATGAAAAGTCGTATAACGCTCCAGATCGTTTTATTGACAATGAAGACGATGATCAAATTATCACGCCGTTTGATGCATACTCACGAGTATATAGCGATAGCGATATCAATTTACCGAATAAATATGTGCGAGGGGAAGTCTATTTCTCGGCCGACCAGCGTGTTGACCGCTTTGACCGCAGTGAACTTGGAGAGGTGTCTACTAATCTAGCAAAAACAGCAAAATACGTACCAGGTTATGTTGAGACGTATTACACCGATAAAGCAAAATTCTTATCATATAAAGAGACTCTTGATAAAGTTAATTTCGAAAGACGGCGAATTCGAGTAGTTCGCAACTCAGTGATTAGTGATTTTGCAGATAGATTCCGTTATATTCTGAATACAGAAGGAGAAGGATAAATATATTATGGCAAGAAATAATTTTATTGAAAACGGTTCAGATGTAGCCCTTTCACCAGGAGGGTATAACCTTAAGAAGGTTGAACTTACGACACATAGCGGAGAAAAAATAGAAATCCAAAACATTGTACTTAACTTAAGTATAACTGAGTCGATATACACTCCGAATATTATTGCAAAGATCAGCGTAAAAGACGTAAGTAATTTATTCGAGGCCGCTCCGCTTATTGGTCAAGAAAAAATTAATATTGTATTAGAACGTAAAGTCTGGTCAAGATTGAGACAGAAAAACATATCAAAGGATATTGATTTAACGTTCACTGTTACAGAGTATCCGTTATATGGTCGACCACAAGAAGAACATACACAGCTATATACAATATCGTGTGTATCTGTACACGCATATGATTCGCAGCTAAAGAAAATCTCGCGAGCATTCGATGATGTTACATCAGAAGAGATCGAACGGATCATCAAAAAGGATTTAAAATATAAAAAGTTTGAGATAGAAGGCACACCGATATCTCGGATGAAAGGTGTTATTAATTGGCAGACACCTCTTGATGCTGCGGAGTGGCTAAGAAAGCAGACATACGATAAGAACATGTCTCCCTTTTTATTGTATCAAACAATTGATGGAACGGTACACCTTTCTTCTTTGGTAAAACTAATGAAGGCTGATGCATATCATACTTACTACGATACGCGAGAATTTCAATTTGGTCCATATACAGAAGATGATTATAATGAAAAGGCCTCACGGGTAGTTGACATCGCATCGAATGTTAAGTTTGCTAAAATATATCAAGGGATGAATGGAGCATGGGCATCAGAAAATAATTATTTGGACTATGCATACAAGACGTACACCAAATATGATTATAATTATGAGGATGATTTTAAATATAAGAACACTCTGAATAAAAAGAAAGCATTCTCTAATGACACTGGTTGGTTCGAAAAAAGCATGAATGAGATGCCGCATTCACACCTCGAACATGTTTCGATTAACAACCTTGCCTTCAGAGATAAACATGATTTCGACGGAGAGAAAGATATTAATTATAATAAGCTAAAAGAAAATACACATGGTATTACACGTGCGATTGACGAATTGCTTGAGACTTCTTCTCACGATATTAAATTATATGGAGATTACGAGTTAAATCCTGGATCGGTCATTGAATTAAAGTTTCCAAGAGCGATTGATCCGATTGACATGAAAAAGTATCTCGCAAAAATGAAACACAAGCCTGGTTCCGATAGAGAACTATGGGATGAACACCTATCTGGTAGACATCTTATTACATCTGTAAATCACACATTTAGCGATGGTGAATATTTTTCTGAAGTAAGAGTGAAGAGAGATTCGTTTAGTATAAAATTATAAATAACTACAGATGAATCCAGAAAATTTTATTAATAATGGTGGAGGGTTTGCATGGTTCACTGGAGTAGTTGAAGATATCGATGATCCTATGGAAATGGGAAGATATCGTGTGCGCTGTTTTGGTTATCACAATGCTGATAAAACAGCTAAAAATGGTATACCCACTAAAGAACTTCCATGGGCTACAACGATGTTACCTGTCACATCAGCCTCAATGTCTGGTGTTGGTCAGTCAGCAACAGGTTTGTTATGTGGTACATGGGTAATTGGTTTCTTTCGAGATGGTATTAATGCTCAAGATCCTGTTATCATGGGATCTATTCCAACAATAAGCACTAAAGTTAATTATAGTGATGGCTTCACTGATCCTAACAAGAGATACCCAAGCAAAAATAAATTAGACACGCCTGACACGCCTGTCTGCGCGCAGGTAAAGGAAGAAAAATATAAAGAAGGATTTAGTTACGATAAGAAAAAATCTTTACGAAAGTTATATGATCCTAAAATAACTATAGCTGCAGCATCGATGTCAACAACGAAACCTAAAACTGGAGCTTTACCAGCAGCATGGGTATTTCCTGCGATTGATGATGTGATGACTCCAACATATCCCCAGAATCATGTGACTGCTTATGAACGAGCAGATGATGCAGATGAAGCAGCACACATTGTCGAATATGATGTAACTCCAGGCAAAGAAAGAATATCTACGATCCACAGAACTGGTACATATGAAGAAGTTACTCCAATCGGTGATAAGACTGAGGTGATTGTTGGTAAGAACTATAGGGTTGTTGCTAAAGGAGAGAATGTTTATATCGAAGGTGGATGCAATCTTACAATTGATGGAGGATGCAATACTAGAATTATTGGTGACTGGAATATTCAAGTGACTGGTAATAAGAATGAACACATTGGCGGTAAACACGTACACAGAGTAAATCTTGATCAGACTATTAACATTGGAACTAGTATCACCGAAACAAGTGGTGGACCATGTACAGAAAAATACGGTGGAAATCAAGTAACTACTGCGCCTAATATCTTCCTCAATTAATATAAATAGATTATATGTCAACCTTTCAGATAAACACATCAGCTAAGAATCAGGCAAGTACAATCTCTCAAAGAGCGTATTACACAGATTTTCCGATGCGAAGTATGAAGGTGCATCAAGATAAGAAAGATATTCAATCGGTAAAGGATCTAGACGCGGTGAAACAGGCTGTGAAAAACCTAGTTCTTACTAATTTTGGCGAAAGACCTTTTCATCCAGAGATCGGATCGAACGTCACTGCATTATTATTTGAACCTGCTGACAACTTTACCTCGATGGCAATTAAAGAACAAATACTACAGGTGTTAGTACAGTTCGAACCGCGGACATCAAACCATACAGTAGAGGTCACTGATAATTCCGATAGAAACGCATATGAGATAACTATTGGATTTAATGTTATTTTCTCGCGGCAAAGAGAAGAGATTAATTTTTACCTACAACGACTACGATAAATGAGACAACTTAATGTTACAGAATTAGATTTCGATCAAATTAAGAATAATCTAAAAGATTATTTTCGTAATAAACCCGGCAACGAATACGAAGATTGGGATTTTGAAGGTTCAGGCCTTAATCAATTAATTGACATCTTAGCGTATAACACACACTACAACGCGATTGTTGCTCATAATGCAATGAATGAATCCTTTATTGATTCAGCGCAGATCAGATCAAATGTAGTATCGCGAGCAAAACTCTTAGGCTATACTCCACGAAGTCAGACATCTTCAATGGCAAGGGTAAGACTTGTATTTCCGAGTAGTGTTAATTCAAATCTTTCTACGTTTACTTTATATAGAGGTAATTCTTTTACAACCAATGCAGACGGTGAAACATTTACATATATCACTCGCGATGATTATACTGCAGTGCTAGATGACATTAACTTTCAGTATGTCTTTGAAGATGTAGTTATATACGAAGGTGAAATGATTGAAAATACTTTTATTGTAGAATCTGGCAGTAACGATCAGAAATTTATTATAGAAGATAACACTATTGACTTAGAGCATGCAACAGTAAATGTATATGAGAACGCATTTTCAAATGCGTTTGAGACATATTCCGAATTTAAGAGTTTATCTGGTGTTGCGCCAGATTCTCCAGTATATTTTATTAATGAGAATTTCAATGGGAATTATGAAATAAAATTTGGAGATAATATTTTTGGTAAAAAGCCAGAGCCGTTGAGCGTAATTCGAATTGCATATTTGAGTACTACAGGAGCTGCTTCAAACGGAGCAAACGTTTTTAGATTCGCGAGTCCTGGTGCGGTTGGACCAGAAACAATCACTACGCTCTCTCCATCAACAAATGGTAGTGCGAAAGAAGATATTGAAAGTATTCGACATAACGCACCTCTCTCGTTTGTTGCACAAAATCGTGCAGTTACCGCAACTGATTATAAGACTCTTATAACGCAGATGGTAAATAATGTTGAGACGATATCTGTTTGGGGAGGAGAAGATAATGTACCTCCTCAATATGGTAGAGTTTTTATATCGATCAAGCCGTATAATGCAGAGACTCTTACCGAATTAGACAAAACGTTTTTATTGCGAGACCTGATGGAGAAAAGAATCATTGGTATTGAACCCGTTATCGTTGATCCTGAATACACATACCTATACTTAGATGTGCTTCTCAAGTATGATACAAATAGAACATCGTTCTCATCTGGTCAATTACAATCCAAAGTAGAGAATCTATTAGTCGATTTTAATGCTAAAAACCTTCAGAAGTT